CCTCTGTTAACACNTGGAACTCCAAATTATTTTCACTACAGTATTTTTTAGCAGTTTCCCACTTTGCTTTATTAACCTTAAAGGAGCATTGGTAACGTGGTTTTATTTCTATCACTCTGGACCTCGTAACTCTTTTGGCGTCAACAAACTCTATATAAAAGTCTGGATAATAAGTGTGCCACTTATTGTCTAAGGGACTCAAATAGGGTATTGCAACCTCTTCACTAGACCATTTTTTTACCCTATTACTTCTGTCACAATACAGCATAAAACGGCGTTCCCACATACTCCTATAGGTTATCTTCTTAGCATTACCAGCATACTTTATTAAGTTAACTGGTTTATACTTTCCTCTTATAGCAGTAAACTTAGGCATCATCCTATCTTAAATGTTTTTTTCTCATCTTTTCATAAAAAGAATCACATGGCTCACCAGTTGTTACAGGTCCAACTGTACCGTCTTTACTTACCTGTTTCATATAGAACTTTGCACCGACTGGCAGATCACCAGCGTGAATGCTTGTTGCATATTCTCCAGTAGGAGCAGGATTCTGTGTTACAACATGACAGCCAACCCATACGTATCGGTCGGGCCCATGATTTGCAGCAATCTGTCCAGGCGAACAAGCAGCCAACACGCCAACTGCTAAGAGTGGCATAATCATTTTCATAATAAGTTATCCTTTACAATCTGTTTACACTTATCAAGATCATATTTGACAAATGATCTATAGTTATATACTAACTTCTTTTTCTCATCCCATATAATATCATCAAGTTTCGCATTCCAATACCGCGTGAATCCGAGAACTTCATTGAGTATAATGAGCGTTTCAATACTGATTTTGTTTTGAAGATGAAAACGAAGAAGAGTTGGATGGTCTCCGTTCTCTATTATAATCAAATCATTTGCCGATATGCCATTATCATCGCAAAAATCAGTAAGAAAGCGTATGTCATCAGAAAAACGATAGGTAATGCTTTCAATATTCTTTCGCCAAGTTGTATAGTTATTCTCACTTTCTTGAGATACAAGACTACCAATCCAGTTATCTCCATTAATAATAAAGTTACTGACAAAGAACTCAACCAGTTCGTCCTTCGAGTATTTTTTCTGGAGCTTTCGAAAGAAGAACTTATCTTTTCTTTTCAAAAAAGATTCGACCTTTGCACGGACTTTACCATTGTATTTGAAATAATCATAGTTACTCGTGAAGTGTTGCTTCAGAGCAAGGTAAGTCTTGTAAGCATCGAATCCTTCGTTCACATCATACATTATCATACTGGCAGACTATTAATCTTTTCCTTCATCATATTCAGTTGACTTGCTTCGAGTGCAATGGCTTCTTTAATCTTTGAGTTGATGAGCTTTGCAGCAGTCTCAACTTCCATTTCGTTTTTCTCGCAATACCATACGATAGCGTCCATATATGGTATATTGAGTTCATTTGATATTTTCTCAATCTCAATCGAAAACGATTTAGTATCTAGCATTACTTTTCCCATCTATAAAATATGTGGTCATCAATCTTTGTCGTTCTTGTCTTTGTTGCTGCCCAATCAGGCGAAACATAATCAGCATGATAGTGCGTTGCACCATCTGTAATGTCAATCATCAGATTGGCATAAATGATTTCGGAAAGTTCAAACAGTTTACTGAATGTATCCATCTCTTTTACAGTATCGTTTAATCCATCGCAGTACCAACTGAACTGACATCGATGGCGGACCGGAAATGATTTCGATTTATCTTTCCACGATGGTCTTGTCGGACCTTGCATTACAACTTCACATATCGTATTCGGATATCGGTCATCGTTTACGCGGTTCATCGTCACAAAGCCAACTGCGAGTTGACCAGCAATCGATTGGTTTCTTGCTTCGTGATAGAGATTCATCGCAAGACAAATTAACTCTGGATTCGTCTTTTCTTTCTCTACGGTTGGCTCTGGCTGTACTTCTTCAACAATGGGAATAGACGGCAGTGGCGCAATCTTTTCTTCTTGAGCAAAAATATGGTCAGCGATAGCCACAGTAGCAATCGCAACGGTAAAAAATAAAAGTGTATATCTAATCATATACACAGTATACTCTATCTTAGAATATATGTCAACCTTTATTTTGCAATTGCTGATAAAGGATTTGTCAGTGCTTTTCTCACTTTAACGTCAAGTTCTTTTTCCATACGCTTGAGTTCTTTTTCAAACTCGCGACTATCTTCTTTGACACGCTGTTCGGTATCTTCAACAATCTTTTCAATACGGCGAACGTCCTGCTTCATATCAATCTTCATATCTCGGTTCACACCAGATATCAGTTTAACTTCGTCCTTGAGTACATTCATTTCTTCTTTGAAAAGGTCAATCTCTTCATTCATACGAGATTCCATAATCGCAATGCGCTTATCAAATCCAGACATATCAGGAGCAGTGTATTCTACAATCGCTTCCTTCATGTCCATATAATCCTTATAAAATTCAAATCCACCCCACAAACCGCCTGCGAGTGTGCCGAGTAATGGTATGACAAAGAGGAGCTTACTACCCTTGATCGTTGCTCCACCAATTTCTACTTCTGCCATTTTTGTTTTTCCTAGCTAGGTGTTTTTGTTGCATCATAGTCAAATGGCTTACCACATCTTGCACATGCGTTAATAATGCCCCATTTCTTGGTATTCATCATTTTATATTTGTGTCCCCATATGAAACATTGAAACCATCTCATCGTTTTTCCTTACCACTGCCATAAAAATGGTAGATTTGCTTTGCTATTCGCTGCTATAAACCACCACATACCTATTACGAATAGAATGATAAGTGGGCCTTGCCACATAAATTTAAGAATCTTGTCGTATGTGTCTTCTTGCCCCAGTCTCTTTCTTTCTGCTGCAAGTTCACGTTCTTCCTTTTCTCTCGCCCGTTTTTTCTTGAGTGCTTCTATTTTTTTATTTCTCAGATCAACAATATCATCCCAAGTACTAGCACCAAAACGTTTGTTTAACATTCGCTTGGTTGCTTCTAATTGCTCTTCAATTTGTTTCTGTTCGATTACTTCGGCAATCGTATCACTCATACTCACATCATCATCTTGATCTTTAAGTTTCTTGCCGAGAAAGTCTCTCCACTTTTTATCACCTTTCTTAGCTTTTTGTTGTGCTTTACTCGCCGCGCGACGACTCTGATCATATCCTTTAAACAGATCATCAACGAAATGTGCAATATCATTGACGTCCTTCGCCGTATCAATCGCACTCTTTATTCCACTGACTGCGCCCTTTGCTATCGCAAGCGCGGCCATAGTTTCTACAACTACCATTATACTCCAACCTTTTGTACACTCTCGATAATAAATCCTCTGGCGAAAGGATATTGATGTTCCATCTTTTGTTTGGCTTGTTCTTCATTAATTGCTTCAGTTTCGAAATAATAAACATTCTCCCACTCTGCCTCTAATCCAATAGGTGGCTCCTCGCCGTTCCGTATTCTATCACGAACCCATTTATTATAAATTCCTACTTCATATTGCATTATTTTTCCCTCAGTATTGTGAAACAATCAACCTATCCATAAGCTGATCTTGCGCTCCACTGAATAGGCTAGCGGCTGGATCAATAAGCTGGGGTTGATTGTATATTGTTGCTGGTGTATACCATGTTGGATTGTCTGTTAATTTAACTGTATCTTTATAGTTTGCTCCAATAGCATTCATAAGAGCTAGTTGTGTAGTTTGTGAAGCTGCACTGCTATCCATTCTTTGTAGTATCTTAGTGACAATTTTTGTAGCAATTTTTTGTTTTGCTTTTTTCTTATCTTGCTTCTCTTGTTTGCTATTCTTACTTGACTTGGGTTTTGCATCTCCAGTGTTTTTGTTATTATTATTCCCACCATCATTACTCTCACTTTCCTGTTGTTCTGGTTCACTTGCTGTTTCTGGTTCCGATGCAGTTTCAGCTACTTCGACTTCAACCTGTGCTTCAATCTCTGCTTCAACTGTCTCTACCGTTGCTTCTACCTGTGCTTCCTGTGTCTGTGATCCACCACCAGAAGGTATTTCTATTGATGGAACTTCTACACGTATCTCTGATATCTCTATTGATGGTACCACAGATACTTCTTGTCCACCACTCGAATCTGTATTCACTTCAACACTAAATGACTCAATCTCTGCACCAACATTATCTGTTACGTTTACTTCAAATGTATCTGTTGTTTGTGTAGTATCCGCGGCAATATCGAGAGCAGCATCAACCGCTGCCTGTATAGAGTCGAGAACAGCTTGATTTGTATATGTTACTGCTAAGTGTGCGTTATCAAATCTAGGTCCACCATAACCAGTTCCAGTAAATCCTTTATCAATACCATACAATTCAAAATTTGCTATTGCGCTCGTCCATTCGTTTGCACCAACTGTACTTGTAAATCCATCAAACGTACTTGTATCCCACCCTGTCCATGAAATATCATCATATGAATGTTCAAACTTCTGAAGCTGATTTCCTTGACTATCATTAATTGTTAGAGTAATACTAAAACTATCTTTACAGTCACCATTTGTAGCACTACAGTTAGGAACTGTTGCGTTACTCGTATGGCTGTATACATCAGCACCATACTTGAGTTCAAAACCATGGTTAACCTGATCCTGGCTCATCGTGTCAAACAGATCGATATCTTGTGACAAACTCCCACCAGTCTTGTCGGTTATCATAGCGTTACCACCATAAGGACCACACGTATCACAAATGTATATTTCTCCTTTTTTTGTCCAGTTAGGTGATGTTGTTGTGTTTGTACTGTCTTCAAACCCTTGATTATCAAGAAGCTGACCGGATGTTGTTGTATCAGAAGAAGAAGAAGGGCATGCCCACAAACAACCCAGCAATGCCAGCGGCAAAACCCAATACCTCCATGCCCGTGATGCCGTGTTCTTCAACTTCACTGTTGGAATAATCATCTATGTCCCCTCTTCTAAAGGGTCGGGTTCATCTGTATCCTCCTCTGCTTCTTGCGTAGAAGCCAAAAGTTTTGAACCAGAAGGAATATCATCAGGATTCTTTTTCCACCCTTCAAGTGCATCTGTNCCAATTTTGCCTTTATAGGGGCACGGTGTGCCAGCCATCAGCATCGCATCAAATACACGAGCATCCTGACAGAGAGTGGAAACGGCAGCAACTTTCATTCCCATTCCATAAAGAGACCGAGAAAGTTTTAACCGTTCGCAATTTTTATCTGTGATTGTTACACCACTCGCTATACCGAGTATCTGTGTTTGCACGCCAGCACTATACGCACTTTTACAAACATCGCTGTTATTAATAACAATGCTTGGAGCACTTGCTGTGGGTGGTGTTTTATCAATGACTGTTGTGCCAGTCGTTGAGGTAATTGTATCTGCTGCTTTGACTGTGGATACCACGAGAGTCATCATTAAAACCACAGCCGCAATTGTCCTGTTGAACATTTACGACTCCCGTATAAAATATCATTCTATTTATTTATAGGGCAAAATACGAAATTAATTATTATTAAACTTTTTTTCTTGTTTTTCTTTACAATATTCCTCGTCTCTGCCTATAGGCTGCGGCAAAACATTTCTTGTCTTACATTCTTTATTTTTTACACGAGATATAATTTCATCATTCGATGTTTTCTCATCTTGTATAATACGAAAAGCATCATAAGTACTTTTCATCACGCCAATCAGTTCAAATGGAAATGGTAAGAAAGAACAACCTGGTAATAAAAGCAGAAAGGGTAGTAATACAATAACTTTAAGTTTTAGTAGCCTTTTTTCTTGTGCGCCGTTTTCTTTTTGGTTTTTCTTCAACGGTCGTTTCCTCAATATCAGGAATAATGATTTTCGGCTCTACGAAATTCTCAACTTCTTCTTTTTGATCTTCATGTTGCATAAAGTAATTTACATTACGATAAATGGATTCTTTAATGAAATCATCTTTCGTAATATTCTTTTTCGCAATGATATACTCAATCAACTTATTAATATCTCCGTCTAAATTTACAAGATGACCAGAAGATTTAATAACGGTTTTTTCTATACTCAGTGGCATTATTATATTCTCACGTTTCTATTATCGTAAAAATGGGGAACTAACCGTGGCTCCCCACGAGACTATTTGTGGCGTCTAACCCAAGTTATTTATTACATACACAAATCTTCATATTTAATCTGTGCGGACCTGCGAAAATTGTTGAAATCAGCGGAATTATGTGATACCATAAAGATTTTTTTTAAAAAAGAAAACATCACCTTAATCCTTCTTATTAATAAATCCTTGCAGACGTTCAGCCTGATTAATAATTTCTTCGGGCGTAAACATCTTCGGAACATACTTCTCATACTCTTTATATAGAGTTTGGTTTGACTCAGAGGCTTTTTCGAATGCTTGCCATGCCATCGTAACGGATTGTTCGTACTGGCGGTCAAGCATATCTTTAGCCATATTTAATAGATCGAAACGGATTTCATAAGGGGTTTTTGACATAATTGTTTCCTGTGTGTGTTGTGTGAATAGTCGAGGGTATTAATTACCACCAACGAATCTTGCGTCATTACGAAGTTTTGCGGCTTCGATATGCATGCCAGCACTATCAAGTTCATGTGCGGCCCGGCTATAACCAGAGCGGACAAGCCCATTGGTTAATTTTTGTAAAACCCGTGCAAAAGATGGTAAGTAAGAGTGATTTCGATAACTCATATAAATCATTATTTTATTAACTCCGTGTGTGTGTAAGCAATATTGCTCATGAATATTTATTGTGTGTGTCTTCAAATTAGCAACGCTATTATTCAATAGCAGNTATGTNGTAGGTGATTCTGTTGCTAGGACACCTACCGAAACCCCGACAAGAACAGACTAAGCTGCCATTGCCATGTTTGCAAAATTATCATTTGCCTTTGTAGTGTTTGGCGAATAACGCTGCCAGCCGGTAGTTCTACTCTCATCTATCCCTGTCTGTCGATCCTAACACACCCCCCAAAAACACTCTCGATCTACAACAGAGTGTTTTTGGTGGAGGTGCGGGGATTTGCACCCCGGTCCAGTCCAGTCTTCAAATCGTATCATCAAACTACATTTATATTTATAGACCAATTTGTATTAAATGTCAACCTTTTTTTAGAATTGCAATGGCGCCCCAAACAATGGCAGCCCATGCAGCAAGTTCAACAATAGGGCTACCGAGAAGAACGATAAGACCCATAGCGATAAGCGCACCACCGTGAAGTGATGTCACTTCTTTTACACGACTTTTAACGTAATCAATCATTTTTTTTCCTTTCGTTTTAAACTACAATCAAACCGACGATCTTTACCGTGTTGGTTATTCAGATCGTCGGCATACTCTTTACACTTCTTATATATGCCTGGACCAGCATCATATGTTTTCATAATCACTGGTTTCTCACCAAATGGAATCATAAGCAAAACGATAAACACATTTAAATTCATAACAAAAACTCCAGTGGGGGAGCCGAAGCTCCCCCGTTTTAACTATGCCACCTCTGCAAACTCAATCGCTTTCTTCAGAGCTTTCTCTTTCAATTTAGCGTTAGCACCGTACCAAGCAGAGGTCAACCGTGTATCAGCAGACCGACCGAGCGTGTGGTCAGTCATGTAGGTCACGGCGTTGAAGCCGGACCACCAAGTACCAGCACCTAACTCAGCACCAGGCTGATTCTCAAGAACATCCATCGCATCGATTGCATTACGAGAAGGCTCTTCTTTGCCTTTTGCATTTGAAGTACGAGGGAAGATTTCGTTGAAGTAGTCAACGATGCTGTCGTTGGTAAACCGCTTGGAACCCAAAAACTGAGCTGCTTCTTTGTATTTCGCCAGCTTCTCTTTCGCAACACCAAGCTGTTCTTTGACAGTATCAGCATCGAAAGACCGACGGTGGCTTACTTTCACTGCATAGTTAGACACTTGATTGAGAGCAAAAGAAAGAGTATTAGTGCAAACAACTCGAATCGGAGTCATCTTCACATCAATGGAAGCACCATACATGTGAGGATTTGAAAGCAAAAGATAGTTCTCAATAATATCTTTTTTACCGAAAACCGAAAACGAATCTTTCAACTTAGCAAGAGCCCAAACTCGTTTGCCGTCTTGCAGAGAACCAGCAGTATTCATCTCCATATCGCCAGCAGCAACAAAATCATTGAAAAAATCAAACGCTTCGAGGTTCTGAAGAGGTTTCCAGTCTTCGCCAATCACGTCAAAGAACTTCTCATCAGACGAGCGATAAAGAGCTTTTTTACCAGGGACATCAACATCGTTGCCGTACTGATCGGTCACTCGCATATCGCGAACTTCAACTTTCCAGTTACAGCCAGCTTCATTAAGCATTTGCTCAGGCGTCAGGTCATTCGAGACCTTCTTACCAAGACCATGCCAAGGAAGACTTCCTGCGTAAGCCATTTGAGCTTTGCCGTCGATAATTTCAAGTTCATGCATCGTATATTCTCCTAGTTGGTTTCAATCAATCACTATAATCATAGTACTTCTTTTTGAAAAATAAGTCAAGTCTTTTTTTACTTATTTGCATCGAACGGCGCCGTTCTCAACACATTTACGCCAAAATTCACGGGCTTCTTCAGGCAACATATCACCTTGAATGCCAAGATGTCCGTCATTGTCCTGTTCAACGAAAACCAAAGTTCCGTCTGTCCAAGGCCTAAACCTGGTTACGGTGTTAGTTTTGGAATTTTCAAGTGTAAACATCGTTATTTCCTCCAACCTTTCAGTAGCGCGTGAATAGCTTTTGCTTCTTTCGGCTTGATACGAGGATCTTTCTTGATTGCCTTTTCAACAGCCTTTTTGTTGTATTTCGTCATTATTTCACCTTACGAAGGTAGCGTTGAACATCAGATTCGGCATACTTGCCAGACGTAGACCAGTTGCGGAACGCGGAGCATTCAATCGCTTTCGCTTCGCAGTTGGCAGCCAACAGACAGGTATCACACGGCATGTCCATATCATTCAGCATCGTATCAGGCTGAAATGATTGAACGGCGGCTTTCTTCTGTTGAAAGTCAGTATCAAATCCAATTGAAAAATAATCGTTAGACATAATATATTCTCCTTAACCG